AACCTACAGATACCTGCGAACCCCGGCCCGCGGAGGGCGTTATCAGTCGCGTCTTGGACGAAGTGTTGGCCTCGGACGGTATCGTGTGTGAAGCCTCAGAGATATGCGAAACCCGGCCCACCGAAACCGTGGCGATGGCCGTCTTGGACGAAGTCTTGGCGTCTGACGACATCTTGTGTAAAATCACAGAAATATGCGAAACCCGTCCTACCGAAGACATCCTGGGTCCCGTCTTGGGCGAGTTCTTGGCGTCCGACGAAATATCATGTCAAATCGCAGAGATATGTGATACAAAACCTGTGGAAACCATTGCGGCGGCCGTCTTGGACGAAGTCTTGGTGGCTGACGATATTTCGTGTAAAATCACAGAAATATGCGAAACCCGTCCTACTGAAGACATCCTGGGTCCCGTCTTGGGCGAGTTCTTGGCGTCCGACGAGGTCCCGTGTCAACCCGCAGAAATCTGTGATACAAAACCGGTCGAAACTATTGCGGTGGCTGTGTTGGACGAATTCTTGGCGTCTGACGATGTGCCTTGCCAAATCGCAAAGATATGTGATACAAAACCCGTGGAAACCATTGCGGTGGCTGTCTTGGACGAATTCCTGGCGTCCGACGATGTCCCTTGCCAAATCGCAGAGCTCTGTGATACAAAACCCGCGGAAACCATTGCGGTGGCCGTTATGGATGAATTATTGGCAGCAGACACCGGGTCGTGTAAAACTACAGAAGTATGTGAACCACGTCCAGCGAACAGTCTCATTGCCCCCGTTTTGGACCAAATATTGATGTCGGAAGAAAACCCTTGTCAAAATATTGATGCATGTGATACTAGACACGTTGCGGCAGTTGCGGTACCTATTCTCGAACAAATATTGGCATCGGATGATGCTGTTTGTAAAACATCTGATATATGTGATACAAAAACTACTGATACCGTGGCGGTTCGGGTGCTTGACGAAATTTTATCATCAGATATTTATACATGTTACTATGAAACCAGAGAAGAAACAAAACCAGTAAATAAAATTATATCACCATTATTAGAAGAGTTATTAGTGAATGATGAGAAAAAATGTGTAATAGAAAGTATTTGTAAACCTGGTGTCGCCGAAAAGATTACTCGGCCCGTTTTGGAAGAGTTATTCTTGAAAGATGACAACATTTGTTTCAAAGACAAGAATGAAATAAAACCGGCAGAATTAATAATACAAAATGTTCATATATATAAAAGAATACCGAGGTGTGAAACTATGAATGTTCTCGCAAATGCAGTGATAGAAGATAAACCCGAACCAGAGGTAACTGCCGAGACCACAATAGAACCCACCCCAACTTTAGTGTCAAAAGAAGAGTCCAAAGAAATTCAAATCCCTTGTCAGAACCCACCAATAATTATTCATTTATACAACAATAACAACAATAACAATAATAATTCCGATTGTTGTGAAAAAAAAACTCAACCCGATTCTGAAGATGAAACTGAACTGGAATCAGACGTTGTAAAAGCGGACGCGGTTATTGATTCGGATAAAAATGAACCTTTTAATAAATCATCTACCATCGTGATTAATCCGAACGATGGTAATCAAGTGTTAGTTAACAGTACATCTAATGCCGGGCCTGGACCACAACCAATGACAATTCATATAGAAAACAATAACAATAATAATAATAACAATAACCAATGTTGCGATTCAGATAAGAATAAACAATATTCTTGTCCAAGTGCGGTAGAAGCGCCAATTGTTGCTTCAGAAGTAAAGGCCGTTGAAGAAGATCGTCCTCAGACAGAAAATATTGTCACATCGATTGCGCCGGTAAAAAATGCTTCAATGATTAGCGCAGTAGCGGAAGTAAAAGAGGAACCCGCGCCAGAAAATCAAGTGGCAGAAGTAAAACAGGATTCAACGATTCACGCGGTAGCAGAAGTAAACGAGGAAACCCCCGCCAATATTGATGTCGAAGTTGACCAAGACGATAATTATGCGCGAATGATAATAGATACATCGTCGCCGAAGGATGTTATTGAAGGAGAAGCTTATGTGAAAGAAAATATAACATACGAAAAAGAACCTTCTGAAATACTTGCGGAAGGTGTCGTGGAACCTGAACCCGAGCCAGAACCAGATGTCATTGTAGCGGAAGGTGTCGTAGAACCCGAACCGGAGCCAGATGTCATTGTAGCGGAAGGTGTCGTGGAACCCGAACAGGAGCTAGATGTCGTTGTGGCGGAAGGTGTGGTCGAACCCGAACCGGAGCCAGATGTTATTGTGGCTGAAGGTGTCGTGGAACCGGAACCGGAGCCAGATGTTATTGTGGCTGAAGGTGTTGTGGAACCCGCATCAGAAGGCATTCTTGCGGATGCCATTGTTGTCGAAAACAACAAAAAACAAAATATACCACCATATTTAAGTTACCCCAAGAATAAAAATCCCAACGATGGCATAATGTTACAAACCCCCGGTTCATCAGTATCTATGGCGAGGCCCCCGGCAGGAACCTTTGACTTCCCTAATTTGAATCTCCCGGCTGAACTTGTGTCAAACCCCGAACCTGAACCCGAGCCTGAACCCGAGCCTGAACCCGAAATTATCGCTTACTATTACTACGGGGATCTTTGTGTTGAATCTTTAATAGAAGGTAGCTCTGAATGGTTGAAATGTAATTTAGATAGAACAAACCGAGCAACAATCATCAACTATGGAGAAAAACCCGGAGAAGGTTCAGACAAACTCATTCAACGAAAATTCAATTTATACGAATATCCAGAGGAAGAAATTAAAAAGCCAGAAGAAAAAACAAACGAGACACGTGAAGAAGACTCTAACGAGAATAAATACGACCATTTACCTAGTTTAAATCTATTTGAATCGGAACCTACAAAAACTGGCGGTGAACCACTCAAGCCCACATCAAGAACAGAAATACAAATGAAAACACAAAACGACGAATATTATTATGATGTTAAAAACTCAAAAGCAGAAAATCGTACAGAAGGTCCCAGTGAAGCCCCGGTCGAAGCCCCTGCCGAAGCCCCTGCCGAAGCCCCTGCCGAAGCCCCGACTGAAGCCCCTGCCGAAGCCCCGGCCGAAGCCCCGGCCGAAGCCCCGGTCGAAGCCCCGGTCGAAGCCCCGGCCAAAGCCCCGGCCGAGGCTCCAAAAGAAGTCAAAACAAGAACACCCGATCCAGATGTAGAAAAATGGTTCAAGCGAATTAAATCGGATATTCAAAAGGAAAAATTAAAAATATACAAGATTGACGGTGATGGTAATTGTTTTTTCAGTTCGGTTCAAAAGGCGTTATTTAATACAAAAAGGCAAAATTTGGAAAAACCCAAAAACGTACAAGAAATACGTAACAAATTATTCGACAGTTTAACCCAAAAAGGGTTTGATGAAATGAAAAAATTGTATGAAAGTATAGACGATGAAAATGCGAAATTGGATATTTTTACCAAAGAACAGGCACAGTACATTGAAGATTTAGAAATCTACAAAAATTTCATGAAAACTAGCAACGAATGGGCCACGGACAGTCATATTCAGATGTTTTGTAATCTCTATCAAGTAAATGTTTTGATATTGAAAGAGAATTGTATTGACGATAACAGTTGTATAACGATTAAACGTTCTGAAAATCCCGTAATTTATAACAAAAAAACGTTGTCATTGAATATTGTATTAAGTTACAGCGGAAATCACTACAATTTAGTTATTTACAATAACAATACTGTACACCTTGATTCAGAAATTGGTTTTTTGAAAGATAATCTCAAACAGACCGGCGATGTCGTCAGTGCAACCGGCTATGTTGGAGGCAACCTTGAAAACGACAACGAGGTATTCAAATTTGTACCCGTTTCTCCTATGACGATACCACTTTCTGGAGCAAATATTATAGAAGAGTTCTCCAAGATGTTGAAAGAAATAATGAAGAACCCTACAAATAATTCATGATAAGTTTTTCTGTACATAACTTATAATGAGTCAGAGTTTACCCAACGATACACTCTTTCCAAGCTTTGGAAAAGTGGATGATTTGTACCCATTGGGTTTAGATATTCCAAAAGAAAATAAAAAAAAAGAATCCAAACCAGAGATTGAAATCATACCAATGGTACCCAAACACATCTACTACAATTTTTACCCTATTTTGTCCAAAAAAATATACACCCTCTTTTCCGGAAGTATTCAGTACCAATTACCGGGCAAAGAAAACGAACCAAATATTGTATTCAACGAAGGTTCTCAGTATACGGCATACAGTTCGCAAAAATTGTATATTTTTAGCAAAATACACGAAACGAATGCGGATGGGGAATTGGTGGTTGAACATCGTCCTATCACCAATTCCGACAAAAAATTATTCGTATGTTTTTTACTTAAAACGGACTATTCGCCGGCGATTACACGCTCAAAACCAGTTTTAGAAAAATTGATGGAACATGATACCACAGAAGGCCCCACAGAGATTGATCTGAATGCCATTATTCCCACAGAAGACGAATGTATATACTACGAAACCCCCACCGCCAAGGTCATTGTATTTCAAACTCCTTTGCGAGTTTCGGCGCACTTTACTGGGTTTACCCAAGGAGAACTATACGAATTACAGACGAAACCCAGAGAGGTTCAGAGGATTCGCGCATCGAGTAATTATTCTTCCCAGAATGCTTTAAAACCATCTTCAAATACCGTAACCGGTTGGAATATATTTGAAAATAAAGAGGGCTTTATTGAAGGGAATGAAGAAGCCGTTAAATGGATGGAATGTGACAATGTTCCTTTAGATTACAGTGAGGAAATACCAACTTATCAAGTAATGGCCGGATCAGTTACCAAGGATTTTCAGAGTCAATTATTTGGAGCAACCATCAATATAATATGGATGGTTTCTATCGTGGTAATTTTAATATTCGTTTTGCCCAGTCTGTATACTCTCCTCGTGAAAATGGGTATCGGATCGGCCAACAGTTACGATGAAGTTTTAAATTTAATCCGTAATTTTGAGTTTACGTGGATTCTCGTTTTAGTAGTCCCCGCTTTGATCATGATTTTTGCGGGTGCTTCCAATATCGCTCTTTGCAACACATCCTTGACCGATTTGAATAATTCCGATATTTCCGCAGAAAATAAGAATATGGAGAAATTGAAACGTTGTCTTGTCACTCCGCCCCCGGTCGCAACGAAAATCGGCGATGATCCTACTATTTGGCCGAATACATTGATAAACACAGATTATTTAAACAATGCCGTATTAAATGTCAAAACAAAATTAAATTCTTCCGTACAAACTGCTATTATTGGCGGTTTACTCTTGGGATTATGGTTCATTTGTTTTGTTATTATGTGTTTTTACAAGGTGCTTTCGCCCGATTTTATGCATTTAGATGCCGATTTCAAATTCCAGGACAAATTGGGTAAAAAGACTCTGGCGTTTCCCATGCCGTCAGGGGGATTATTTACCTTTTGGATAAATATTTTTACGAAAGGAATCCGCGTAAGTCCTACCGTCGAACCATATGATAGCAAAGTAGATCAAGAAATAAAACGTATAGACAAAGAAACTGCCACCTAAAAGTAAAATCACAAGGATCGGTCCGAATTTTCATCATTGTAGTCGTAATAAAAGGGTAGCTTACGAGAACTTGGGTCGGTTACCTCATTTACATACTTGGGTAACCATCTTTTCTGGTTCATTTTTTCTAATTTTCCTGAATCATATTCGTATGCCAGTACAGGGTCGACAACACACGGAACCGGTTTACTATTTCCATCACAATCGGTTTCTTTTGAAAAAAACAGTTCGAAAAAATACTGATAATAACATTGTTCGATTTGCGTGTTATTATTAAATTTACCAGCATGAACTGATTTCAACATGATGTCGTGCTTCAATACCAGCTTAGAAATCTTTTCTTCGGTTATTTCGTAAATCGGGCGACTTTGAATACACATTCCGTCGAAACACAGCGTAGATGTTCGCCATAGAATTTCCGCAGGTATGATGGAAACATAGTGGCTATTTGTGAAGTTTTCTTGAGCAAACGCGGTACGTAGCAAAAACTTTTCAATGTATTTGAATTCGGCATTTTCAAAAATATTCAACTCTCCGGCGCGGAATCTAAACTCTAGGGGTATGGATTGGTAACAGTGTACAAATGACTGTTTCAGAAATGGCCGCTGCCAATTCAATTCAAAATAATTCATTATTTTTACGTACAAACCTTGAAACGAAGCATAATTTAACAACAAACTGCGGCATTCATAATCATATTCAAACATATTGGAGGCACCATGAAAATATAAATACCCGCCCGTCAATTCGTTTGCACCGTCTCCGCTTAAAATCGTAAATATATTGTCTTCTTTGACTCGTTTTGCCAAAATATACATGGCAATACCGGACCGCAAAGTAAATGTGTCGGTAGTTTCTAATAAAGAAACTACCAAGGGTATTAAATCAATGTATTCGTCTTCAGTAATAATGATTTCATGATGAATTGTGTTCAAGTATGTGGCGACTTTTCGCGCATATTTCACATCGTCCGAATTAGCAAACCCGATCGAATACGTATGTAGTTCATGTTTATTATTTTTTCGAATGCTCTCTTGGACCATTCCGGCAATTAAACTACTGTTGAGTCCGCCAGAAAGTAAGCATGCGACCCTTGTAGGCGTTTCTTTTCCTGTATCCGAAGAGGTTGATAGACATTCCTCCACACTATGGATAAAACTGTGCCGTATTTTTTTCAAGGTTTTAGTAAATTCCGTCTTTTGTAAGAATAGTTGTTTTGCGGCAACCGGTAGAAATGACGGTTTGGTTTGTGAATGATACGAAATATTTACACTTTTTTGTCGCCAGAACGATAGAACCTTGTAAGGAAATACATATTCACTGTAGGAACCCGGAGGTAATTCGGTTATTTTATAATCCGTCTTGTAAATAGTAGATTCTAAATTCAAATGTTTTATACACGAAGAGAACCCGTAAATTTTCTTTTCACCTGGGTTATTTTCCGTTAACATATAGAACGGTTTTAGACCTAAAATATCCCTAGCTACAAAAATACGCGAATCCAATTTCTGTAAATCGTTGTCGATCAACACGAGAGAGAACTCACCCTGTAGCAACTGAAGTGTATATTCGATACCGTATTTCTTGTACAAGTAAATAATGACTTCGTAGGGATTTTCTTCGATATCGATATATTCAGATAAAAAGTTGTAATTTGAAAGAAACCCGTCAAATATCAATGTAACATTATCCTTTTGTAATACCGGTATTTTTGTGTCTGTAAATCCGGAACAACAAAGTTCTTCGAATTTTTTAGCGCGTGACGGTACCGAATCAATGTGTAAGATTTGTTTCTCCCAAGATATATGGTTATTTAATAATAAAAAAGTACCAGCAGGAACCAGATCCGTATCGATGTTTTCCCCGTTCATTTATTAAAATATAATTGGCAAAATCTTTATGTAATTATATTTTGTGTATATATAGGATGGAGTTGATTACCATTGTTATTATATTTTTTCTTATATACATTATTTTATTATCGTCATTTTACGGATCAACTAAAAAAAAGATATATGAAGGGCTTGCTGGAGCAACGGTCACTTCTGCGAGTATGCAGTTACCCATTACTAAATCAGACCTTATTACAGTGTTGAACGAACAAATTGACAATATTAATAAACACGAACTAGCATTGAGTAGGTTAGATACGAGTTATGTTATATCACAGCCTCCTTCTAGGAAAGATTTAATGAATGTTGACACCATACATATAACCAACAATAATTCGGAAAACACGTACGCCATCGTTTTGCCAGATTACATCAAACGAATCATGGATATACTTGAAAATGAAGATAAAACTATATCTACAATGTTATCTACCTATGTTCCCAACAGTGATATTCCAAAATTGAGAGACGGAAGTCTTTTGGCGAATCGTGCGAAAGAGTTGTACAACAAGAGTCATTACCCGGAATCCATGGAAGACTGTGATCCAAAAACGATTCAACAGTTGATTGATGGTTACAAAAAGTTGATCAGTGCGAATCCAAGTGTAGATAGTACTACCATGACTATGTGGACAAGTACAATAGCGAATCTCCAGATGAAACAGGCGGCTCTCAACGCCGTAGACTCTTCGGTTCCCAATAATACAAAATGTAATCCCGCACTTTCAGTGACCGAAGCGGAGTCTATTTTAGACGGCATTTACGCCAATTATATAACTAAGATCATACATTCACAGGACGAGGCGATACAAAACATCATCAAAAAACGCGATACATCCATCATTAATTTTTATCAAAGTTTGGTGTAGACACTTTACAAGATATTTTGTTTTGCTACAATATATTGTTTTATGTTTCAAAATTTGGGTAATCTAAGTGACGATTCTTGGAAATATAATAGTTTATACAATATCATTCAGCCAAATATAAAATCAGAGTCGAATATTGGAATCGTTTCGAATCCACTACAGTTTTCGGATATTTCTAACAATGTGGCATTGTATCAACAATATTCAGATGCGCTTTTTTCAAATACGAGCAATGCGTTGAATACGACATCTTCCGACAACTCTCCTTTAGGAAACCGTTATTTTTATGACACTGAAACCCAGTGTAATTATAAAGATAGTAAAGTAAATAAATCTATTGCTGTTGACGGTATGGGGTTTAGTGTGACAGATATAAGTAATGTCGGTCTTATATATAGTGCTCAAGGGAATTTAAAAATGATTCAACCTGAAATTATTCCGGACAGTATTCCTCATCAGTCTGATCCGAACGACAGTACATGTGTTTCCGTAAATTTACAAAAGAGCAATGCGGCGAACGATGTGGGTACAAATTATATATCGGTCAAGGACTATCAACGTTTGAATTATTCAGCTTTTCCGAATAACTGTAAGAAAACGACAGATACAGACCCATCCGTACCATGCGCAGACGCAGACGAAGGATTCGATGGTCACAGAGGGAGTCACGGGGGTGAACACTCCAGAGGATCCGGTCATGGTGATAGTGTGGTAGTTGGGCATGGAGGACACTATAACAGACATACACATTGGATTGGGGGAGGTGGGGGTGGTGGTTATAACGGATATTATGATTTTATGCCGACTTATCTTTGGACTTATCCTTGGTATTACAACCATGGGGTAATAGTAGAAGATGACGAAAAAGAGGATTTAGAAAGGTCTACCAATATTTATTTACAACCCGATCTGATCAGTGGATTTTTTCTGGGGTCCATTACTGTGTTAGGTCTGTACATTGTATTTCGCATGATTAAAAAATCTCGCGAATGAGTACAATATGTAAAATATTCGTGTCTATTTTACATATTAGATTAAATTTGTACACGTTTGTAGATTTCCAGTGCTACCAAAGCACCAAATACCTCTGCTAAGATGTAAGGAAGCAAGTCTTCAATCGGCATTTTTCCGAAAGACGCCATGGCCACACTCACCGCCGGATTCACGTAGCCGCCGCTCAATTCTTTGGTTAAAAGTAATACTAATGCCAACGCAGCGCCGATCGCAATGGGATTGCCAGTAGCCAAAATAACAAATACGAAGAAACATGTTGCGAAGAATTCGACTAAATATTTATTCAACATAATTCCACTATAATGTATGTATTGAAAAAAATATACATTATTTTGATTAACGACGACGGGTCGCCATCAAAGGGACATAGGACGCGTGGTTTTGGTCGCCGCCGAAAGATTTGTCGTTGTAATTGCGATTTGTAGTATGGAGTTTTTTGTAACGAATGTAATCCGAAGAATCGGGAACGTAACGAATATTGCACGTGGATGAAGGAATGCCGGTTCCGTCACACTGGCTGATGATACTGCCAATAGGTCCCTGGCGACCCGGAAACGTCTTGTTAACTTGGTTGGGGCCACCACAAACGTAGTTATTACGACCCAAAAAGTCGCCTAAATTGTTTACAGCACGAAACGGGGTTGTAACGCGTTTGCGGCCGTTTACTGTTCCTACCGCATAAGCTGTGTTCCAGGACTTGCGCAATATTTTGCTATCAATGACGTTGTTACTGTCTTTAACGTTATTTATAGTTTGAACCGGAGAATATCCTTGGTACGGCCCCCCACCCAAACTAGTTTGTGATACAACAGATGATGACATATTTTATATAATTGTTTAGTATATAATAAGAAAATAATAAAATTATGGACGATTCCGTCAACGAAGAAACGGCGGAACCCGCGTTCCCCAGTAATAAAAATGTAGACAAGATCACTTTAGAACTTTTAATGAATAATCAAATGTATAATAAATATTTATCTAAAGCGGACCCTCAAAAGTACGAAGAAAATCAAAAATTCAAAGAAAAACTACAACGCTACAAGGCCCGTATCCTTAAAATGACGGACGATCTGATCGACGATCCCAAAAAATCGATAAATAACGAGATTTTTGAAACTTTTTCAAATTATGTAAATTCGTGTGTGAAATTCATCGAAACCAAGGACTTGGAAGAACAAACCACTAAAGATTCTTATTCATCTGATGACGAAGATGTTTTATTTGACGAAAAATACATGAATCCGAGTTCCGAAAATACCGCCATAGATTTTCCCAAATCTTATTGGGGATGCCCTGTGGTAAAATCGAAGAACCCTCACATAGATAATGATATTCGCGCGTTTGCCAGCAAAAAATATCGCAGATAATTTGTAATACTTTTTATCACAAGATAGTATAAGATTGTAATAAAATGCTTTCAGTTTTCACGGGATCGAAAAAACGCCAAACGAAAAAAACGTATCATAATGCTTTGAAAACAAACTGTAGCCCTATAGTAGACGGAAAAACAGTGACGGATGACACCTGTTTTACTTCGGACATACTTACGCAGATAAAATCGGATTATAATCACGTGAACAAAACAAATCCTATTACTTTTACAGATCCTAAAGATATACTGAAAGAGTTGCGCAAAAGATTATCTAAGTGTTCGAAAGAAGAGTGTTGGTTGAGTCAGATTAAAGATACCGCGTTGAAAAAGAAAATAGAATCGTATGTATTTGCACCCAAGCATCCCGCTGAATGGAATTATAATCCCAACGAATGGTTATCGAACCACGATATATTCAATGTTTTAGTACAGTATGAAAATCGCTACCCTAGTTTCGAATTCATCGGGCCGAGTTTCATCGATTTCGACGCCAAACCGTCGGGATCTGGCGATAAGTGCGTTACAAATGAATTATGTCAATTTTCATTGAAAGATCACTTGGATAAAAACCACAAAAATATAGCAGTCGTCTTTAATTTAGATAAACATACTCAATCTGGTTCTCACTGGGTCTCATTGTTTATCGATATTCCAAACCAGTTCATATTTTATTTTGATAGTGCCGGAGAAAAAATTCCCCCCGAAATTATGGTTTTAGTCAAACGTATTCAAGATCAAGGACGCGGACTCAATAATTTGCGTAAAACTCAAAAACGTTCCCAAAAAAATAATGCGGCGATTCGTTTCAAATTCTATGAAAATTGGCCACTAGAACATCAATACGGTAACACAGAATGCGGTATGTATTCCTTATTCTTTATTATCACCATGTTAACCGGGAAAACTGAGGATAGAACCTTCAAAACCGCTCGAGAAAAGATTAACTTTTTCAAAAAAACGCGCGTTCCCGATAAATATGTGGAAAATTTGCGCTGGAAATATTTCAACGATTAAGGTTTGAATCTTTTGTCACTATATTTCAAGAATGAGAACTAAATATCCTAGAAAGAAACAACATACACATAAGAAAAGGCATTTTAAAAGGGGTGGAACTAAAAAAGTGAGAACGGTTTTTTCTCCGTCTTTTTTAAACGATGACAAGATGATGGACAACACTTTTGTTTATGACGATAAAAAGAATGAAGGGATGTTCTGTACATTTAGAAAATATTTGAACGACATTTACTACGATGTAGAAGAATATTTGTCAGCAATCAACGCTGACAAGAAAGAGTTGGTAAAACACGGAAATATCCGATTACAAGGATACGATATTATTCGATCATAAAAGAATGTGATATTATATATGTATCCCATTTTTAAAAATATTATTATACTTACCCACATGATTATGATTATCAGGAATACCGTCAATTTCACGACATTTGCCAAGTATTCTTTTGTTCGACAAATCCCCGTTTTGCCTCAGCCTAAACAAAAAATGATATGTATATCTCCCGGCGGGTTCAAAGGGTTTTACTTGATGGGCATCATCTCATACATAAAAGAACATTACAATCTGAACGATTATGTATTTTCCGGCGCAAGTGCGGGGGCGTGGAACGCCGTGTTATTCACCTACAAGGGGGATTTGAAAAAGTTGATACATAAAGTGATTGGCAACAAACCCTACATATATAAGAATGAATCCATACGCGATTTTGAATTGCTTATCAAAAAGCGCATTTTAGAAAATTCGAGAACCGCCGATTACGATCTATCTTCGGTCTATATTGGAGTAACCACTTTTAAAAACCCGTTCAGTAATCCTACCCCAGATACACTGAATAAGAACGGCATTATTTCAATCACCAACTCCAAACTGTGTTTGACTACGAGTGTTTATTCTAACTTTCGTGATTTAGAGGACGCGCTCGACTGTTGTATCGCCAGTTCTCATATTCCTTTTGTTACAGGCAATCTGTTGAATATTTATAAAAATCGTTATGTTTTTGATGGTGGGGTATTTCCAAATCCGTATTATAATATGTTGGAATCATCGTTACAAATCACGCCCAACATGTGGGAGGCTCCCGTATCCAAGAATAAATGGTTTACTATAGAAGATTATACAACATTGTTGTCCAAAGAAAAGTATAATTTTTATGAGCTATTCAACGATGGATATAAGGATACTAAAAATAATTATAAAAAACTGGATAAAATATTTATCACCAAAAAACCATAGAGAAATCGGGTAATTATACCTATAATGTCGCAATTTATTAAAAACGATAACCAATCGTTACTATGGAACACTATACAACAAACCGCCCATTTTAAAACCAGCAACTCATCTGATGCTATCAAAGTTCAACTGTTTAAACAGATTATGAAACAATTTTATGAACAAATTAAAATAAAACGCCCTCATCAAAAACTTAGCCGCTTAGAATTGGAGAACTACAACAAACAAACGATTCAGACATTTTTAGGTCAACTGCAGAAACACGATATGACGATGTTTACACCTTCGCGCACTGTAAATGCGCGCGGTAACGTTACTTTGCCTTATGTACCATCGGAATCGCCCCCCGAAGGGGGTGATTTAAATCGGCAAAGGTATAAAGAGTTCAACAATTCTCCGGATTCGGGAGACATTTTTCGGGCACCAGGTGGGCCATATGCGGCCGCCGAGTCTACAAAACATGTAACGTTTCAAATTGCCGAAAACGGCGTTCCGCCCATGAGTTTTCGTCCGGTTCAACCCATCGGAACAAAAGAGAACCCGATGGACGCGTTTACACAGCGTCAGCGCGAATATGAAACAATGGTAAAGCGCGATGTTCCGGTAGAGCCCAATTTCAAGTTACAAATAGAAGACACGGTTATTGAAAACATGGATGAACTGTTAGAGGCACAAATACGTCAACGAGAGCTCGATTTACAACAAATCAATCCTACGGGTTCTCTTGTGTCGCCCCCCAACAAACCTATTAAACCTATCGCAAAACCGGCATCTCATGCGTTCAAAATACAGGAAGATGCCGAAAATATTGCCATGGAGGTTCTCCCTTTACAAAATGACATTTCTACCCCGACGTGGTTCAAAGAGTTTGCGGATTCTTTGAGAGAGATGAAAGAGGAGATGTCACAATTGACGACAGAGATAAGAACCATTTACAAAAAGTTTGTAGAAAAAATGCCGGAGAACCTGAACGAAAACGAAGAAAATGGTTAGATCATGATAAAGAATATTCCTACACAGGCAAATATATGAGACATAAAGTGACAGATAATATGAGGAACACAACACCATTTATTGGAGGAAAATACGTTACTCATATAAAAGAAAAAAAACATGGTGATCATGGACAAAACATACCAAAACAAAAGATAAAACGAAAGATTTCTTAGGAGAAGTGTATATAAAATCGACAAAAGAATGGAGGTTCTCGCCGCTATAGCATCTATTTTATGTATCAAAGAATGTTTGATAGGTTTGTACCAAAACGCAATAGAAAACACAAAGTTCGCATAAATCGCCGACAAAAGAACACTCTGCATCCGCGTTTTTTTAATAAACAGGATGTACACGAGGAAGGGTAGTAAAAATATATGGGAACTTCGATAAAGTAACATATGATTGAACCAACGCGACGAATCTTGTGTTAAAAGCAAATATTTATTTTTTATGTTTTCTATAATTTTTCGGGGGCGGATCATTAATTTGTTTTACATTAGTTGTACATTAGTTTATCAACAGTTAAACTATTCGAATCTATTTTGTGTTGAAAAATCATAAAATTGATTGTTTTCGATCTTTTTGGTGAGTTGTTACAAATAACAGACATGGCTACCATGGCAATGACAATGAACGTTGTAGATATTTTCGGCAAATTGAAAGGGATGCCGGGACTTCTGGGGGACATTTTCGAGTATGATGATACATACAAGTGTGTTTTCAAGCAGGCAATTCTGCCAAACTTGTGGCACGAATCCTGGAAGTCTTGGTATTACCGCATTGAGTGTCCCTACGAACACGCGGTCGCAGGGTATCTCACCGAGAATTGGGGGGTTTGGGACGAGAGCCCCGGTCGCGACATGTCGCGATGGTTTCGCGACAACTATTTCCCCGACGGTATGTCGTTCATCAAACATGTTGATGAAAAAACCGGAAGAATGATGGTAACTGCGAAAATGTCTTATAAAGACAAACGACAATACACTGTGTTCCGCGGTATGGTTCTTACTCAAAAACAGTACACCGAAGAATGTGGGGAAGAGACGCCCAACGATATCCGCTATCTGGATATCTACAAGGATTTGGATCACGATTTGACTGTGTATATTAGATTGTTTTGAATCTGCTCCCCCAACCAAACAAAACATTAAAAAACGACGTGTAAATGTGTAAATATTGTATTTTTTTGTTGGAATGAATATAAAACCACGGCAATAACTATACCTATAATATTATGTCTATTCCTAAAATTCTACACCAGATTTGGATCGGACCTAAACCGATGCCAAGTAAATTCATGAATACATTCCGTGATAAACATCCAGATTTTGAGTACATTCGTTGGACGGAGACGGAAATGGAAAAACGTGGATTGAAATTGGAGTGTGGCCAGGCGATTGAACGTATGTCGGAAATCAACGGAAAAGCGGACATTATTCGTTGGGAAATTCTCTATCAATATGGGGGTATTTTTCAAGACGCCGATTCCGTATGTTTGGAGCCGTTTGACGACATTTTTTTAGAAAAAACCGCGTTTGCCGGTTTTGAGAACGAGACCGCTCGTGCGGGTTTGGTCGCCACAGGGACCATGGGATTTCCCCCCAAACACCCACTTTGTCGCGCGGCAATCGACTGGATGTTGACGAATGACACTTGTCCTGAGACGTGCGGAAAACGTGCTTGGTACACCGTGGGCCCCGGGCTCTTGACGCGTTTACTAGAGACAGGTAAATATCCGGATTTCAGTGTATTTCCCAGTTATAGTTTTATTCCTTATCATTTCACGGGGTTGAAATACGAAGGTCACAAAAAGGTGTACTGTTTTCAAGAGTGGGGGTCGACCAAACAAAATTACGAGATTATGAACCAAATTGAGATACCCGACGATTTGAAGACCCCCGGTGAGTGGGTATCAGTATTGGTTTCGAGTTACAATACTAAATATATGTACATCAAAGAGTGTTTGGAGTCTATCAAGTCGCAAACCGGTCATTTTGGTATTGAACTGGTCTGGATCAACGATGGCTCGGACGATTTGAATTCGCGTTTACTGGAACGAGAACTGGACCAATTCACAAAAACGACACGGTTTACTAAAGTTGTGTATGAACGTTCCGCAATCAACCGTGGTATCGCCGCATCACTTTACGACGGAATCCAAAAATGTTCCCACGAACTGATAATTAAAATGGATTCGGACGATGTGATGTTTCCCGACCGCATTCAAAAACAGTTGGATTTTATGCGATCTACCCCAGATTGCGTCATGTGTGGTACCGACCTTCAAATGTTTCAGGTAAATCCCCACAATCCCAAGGACCGTTCCTTGCTGCAACGAACCAACCATCCCCCACTCATTACGTGGGATATGTTTCGTCAACGTCAGTCCGACTGGTTTGCGAACCATCCGACATTGTGTTATAAGAAGTCTGCGATTTTGGCGGTAGGAAATTACGACATTACTATGGGCAGTTGTCTACAAGACTATGAAATTGAGCTGCGAATATTGAAAAAATATGGAAAAATTTACAATATTCCCGAAGTGTTGCTCTATTATCGCATTCATGGGGATCAAGTCACCTTCAACGGCAATGCCTCCAATCCCGAAAATAAAGCAGCGCGTGACCGTGTTATACGCAACATTTTGGCAAATTAGAAGTCTTTGTTGACGTGGTCGATCAATATCAGCAAATCGCGGTGTAAAATCATCAAGTCTTGTTTTTTGTCCGCATCTTTCATGTATTTTATACGTTCCTCAAGGTCGCGTTTCAAATTCTGTAACGAATTCTTGTAAGTCATAATCTTGTCGGTGCGTCCGTGACTACGCGCCAACAACATCCATCCTAAATGTTCAAACATATGAACAAACCACTTATGAAGACCGCTATAGGTGGCCTCGCAACAGGTCTTTTTCATGGTACGGTTTTTCATATTACGTTTGCTTTTCATACTTCGGCCAGGCATTTTGTAATTATATATATATTACAATTACAAAAAAAATAACGCAGTTACTCGTACAGGGAGTTGAACCCTGCCACTGGACTTATAAGGACCATATGCGAACCGATACATTATACGAGCATTTGTGATGGGCGCGTCATTCCCATACTATTAGTAGTACAATTTCTTTATATTTATTACATAAACAATCTTTACTTGCGGCGCTTGAGGGTCTTTTTTCTGCCGTATTTACAGTATTGGCGCTGTGAGAACCCGCGTGGACGGCGACAGTTGATGCTACGTTTGTATTTAGCGGACCATGTGTGGCGACGGGTTTGCATCTATCTATATACAATTGTTACAGATTTTCGATAAAAATGGTTGTACCAAGGTTCTCGAAATATAAAAACAAAAGGTCCCTAGAGTTGTCCGTCGCTCATTTTATTTTTCGAGAGTCCAACAATGATTCTACTTTTATTTTATGTATTCGAGAACCTTGACGCGTCAAAAATCGTCATTTTCATGATTTTTATTCTATTTACACTTAGGTCAAACGCAAAAAATGTGATTTTATGACGTTATTTTTGTTCTCATATTCCAAGGTTCTCAACTTTGATTCGTATTGTCGTCTCATGATATTTTTTTCCATCTGCGTGCGTTCTTCGTCCATTCTTTTTTGCGCCAGCATTTTTTCCATGGGTGTCAAATCTTGAGAACTGCGGGTTTGTGCTAAATGATCCATAGAGGTGTATTTGGCAACTTTTTCATAATCTTCTTCACCCACCGTCATGAGGGTTTGATCTTTGTGTACTCGACGTAGATCATCGTATTTCAATTTACCGAATAAATCGCAAGAAACATATCCGCCGTCTTCAAACGGGTTCTCGTCTTCGTTGTAAAAATTCGTTCCTCCGGCACCACGACTGTAAAGGTTCTCCACCCCACGGTACTGAATCATCTCGTTGGATTTTTTTCTCAGTTCTTGAAATTCCTGGGCCATCCCTTTGGGAGTGACACCCTTTTTCAAATCATATACCGGGTCTTCTTTATGGAACCATTCGTTTTTGGTGGGGTCGGGTTTGGAAGACATGTTTTGTTCGAATAATTCGTTGAATTTGTGGTTAAAATTTTTGGATTCCATTTTACCGATGACTTTATTCATGCGTCTATCTTCAGTGGTAGAATTCGGTGCTTCATATTTTATTTCTGTCGTGGGAACTTCACGTGCTTGTTTGGTTCTCTCTTCGTAAAAACCCACAATGATTTCAAATGCTCGTTTGTAAAATAGAAAATAATCCGCGGGCATCTTGGACTTGTCGGGATGCATCCAGAGAACTTTTTTTTTCGCCGTTTTCAAATCATCAATATTGAAATGAGTGTCCAAGTCAAACAGAGCCAATAATTCCTCAAAGGAATAAGATTGGATGTTTAAATTATGTATATTTTCGCGACTCATTTAATTTATCTTAATACATTTTTTATATGGAAACAACATAAAAAATATATCATACAATATAATACATGCCGCAATACGAAACAGAACTTGGTACTACAGATGAATTTGGTGAAGAACTGAAAAACAATAACCCCGGGATTATTATGGTTAAATTTGGCGCAACGTGGTGTAAACCGTGTAAGAAGGTCGACGCGCTTATCAAAGAGCGGATGTTACAGTTGCCTGACAACTTTCGGTGTTTTATCATTGATATCGATGAACATTTGGATGTGTATGCTTTTTTGAAATCGAAACGTATGGTGAACGGAATACCCAGTGTATTGGCTTGGAAAAAAGGCAACGAAGGAACGGTACCGGATGCGGTAGTAGCATCATCCAATTATACGGAAATCAATGCGTTTTTTGATGGTTGTTTGAAAATGGTTTAACACCTTTTAGAGGGAGTTTTGTGTTTTCTAGTACGTTTTTTGCGAATCGATTTACGACGTTTAGTGCGGATTTTTCCGCCAACCGGTTCCTTCTTTTCCTCTTTTTTGTCTTCTTTCTTTTCCTCTTCGGGAACGGGTTCTTGTGCTTTGGGTTCCTCTTCAGGCTCGGGTTTTGACTCTTCTGATACAGTTTCCTCTCGAGGTTTAGATTCTTCTTCTTTTTTACTCTCTTTTTCTTCAGTTTCATTCTCGGGAACCGTTTTGGCGATTCTTTCTTCCTTGGCCGGGCTATCTGGAACAGGAACAGGAACCGCCACTACAGGTTCCGTTTCCACCGGAATTGGCATCATACTTGGTCCCGGAATCATGGTTGAAGGTTCCTCTTTTTTGGGCGAAACACTCTCGAATAAATCAAACTTTTTTTCAGGGGCATTCGCGGACTCCATCACAGTAACGTAACCTAACACCAATGTAGTGACCGCGATCAACCCATAGAAGGTAGCAGGTTCACCATTGTAGGTATAATTTGCCGGATTTATATTTGACAAGAATTGTTGTAAAGATACCATAATTTGAAAATAATATATTATAATATAATAATATTATTTTCAAGGCCGCGCATAACCGATTACCGCACACGCGATACGTTTACCAGCATTACCGTTTACCAAACTAGCAGCGTTTGATCCGGTACCACAATCGTCGGCATCGGCATGTATGATTAACCCCCGTCCAATGATGTTGGATTTGGTCCCGTGTAATTTTATGATGCGATCTGTGAATTTGGTCTTTACATTTCCCTGAGAATCCGCATACAAATTTCCTAAATCGCCAACATGTCGATCTTTGGAATCACGACCGCCATGATTTTTGTGATAAGGATTGAAATGCATACACATACTTTCGCATCCGTCCGAAAGATCCCCGTATTCGTGTACATGAAACCCGTGAACACCACCCTTTTTCAGTCCACAAATGTCTATCGTAATCTCCACCTCATTTTTTTGAGAAGTCTCTGAGAATACCACGGTTCCGTAGACTTTGGATCCAGGGGCCTTATCAAACACCGCAATCGCCTTCATAAAATGTATATTATATAGAATACATTTTATATGTCTAATACACCTCAAAATGAATACAATGAATATGCGGGGGACTTCATGTATTTGTGTGTTTTTTTTACGGGAGCCACACATCCTTGACTGCGCGTGCGCTGTAAAGCACTACGTTGTACATTGACATCACGTTGACTACCAAAAGACTGATTTGTAGCCGTGGGATTTAAACTTTGACCGATGGCCCGATTACGTTTTTTTGCTATAATATCCGACGCGTCATGATTGCCACCAATCCAGCGTTTTTGTAGCGTCGTTTTGGGCCCATCAATGATGACTTGGTGGTCGCCAAGACCAAGTGCTTTCCTTTCAATGGTTTTGTTACCAACGACTCGGGTCAAGGAAGAAGGAGCGTTTATACGGCTAAATGTGCGTCGTCCAAGAGAAAAAGAGGCATCATTATCACTGGTCAATTCTTTCATGGGCATGGAGCGCACAAAAGATAATACGCCATTATTCATTTCGCGTTTGATCGGGGGTCCCAATGGTGTATTCGACATGTACTATTATATATCTTGTATATAAAAATCTGTGAATTCAAAACTGTCTAGACCGCGAAACAATGAACCTATATTGCTCGCCATCGGTGATTTATCAAATATTTCCGGATATTTTTTGATGATATCGAGTTTTTCCGCTTGAGAAATTTGATCCGACTGTAATTTTTTTAGCAAAGCCATCTTGTAGAAATAAACACTCGTCCTGGTTTTTTTGTCCAGTTCGTCAATATCGAACGTTTCTTCGGAAACCTCCCACCCTTTGCGACAGTCGCAACCATCCCACGGTTGCGGAGAACGCTGCATAGTTTGATGGGGCTTGAAGATTTTTTTGACGGATTTCAGTGTGCGATTTTCCGAATTCTTATCAATATTAAATACGTCTTTATCAATAACCAACCCTTTACTCGTATTTACCCTGACCGACGTATTATTTTTTAAAAACAAAAAATACAGACAATTCAGTAAAAAGCAATACATTCATATAAAGTATATACTATATTTTTTATGTGGTTTACACATTTGATAGAGATTCTACAATTCGGAGCCTTATTCTGGGCGCTTGACGAGGTATATTATCATTATTGATCGGAACTGCATTATTTTCTTCGGGATCAGGTGGAGGCTCTACGGCATTGCTCCGCGACCTTTTCATTTCTTCCAAGTAGTTTGCCAAATCTGTCTTCAAACGGGTTTGATAATCTTTCAAATATCGGGTGGCATTGGCCATTTCCTGATTGACGATCCGCTTTGCCTGTTTAGCTTCACGAAGAGCATTTTCTAAATTACGAATAACATCATTTTGGTACTGTATCTGTAAATTGTATACATGGTTGTAGTCACGAATATTATCGGTAATCTCTTTGAACGCAACACGTATATCTTTGATCTTTTGTTTCAGAGTTGGATCAATCTCCGTACGGCAACAAGGACACGAAAAGATCTTATGTTCAACGGTTCCGCCCGTTGGAAGTGTCACTGTTTTTACCGTATGTTTTAACTTTTCAAAACATGTTTCGTGAAAACGGTGCCCGCAACTTGTGGTATGTATTTTTTTGTTTTTGAAATTCAAAGCATCCAAACAAATGGCACACGCTTCCTTTTCGGGTTGACTCATGTCAGAGGAACCTTGATAGAGAATATGATGTAATGGTAAATATGTATTCAATGATACTTACCATTTTAGAATCAATTTTGATATTTTAGTGGACAACTGTTTTTGTGATGGGCTCAGGAAGCTCATACTCGTACGACTTGGACTGAAATTTTCTCTCATACCACTTTTCTTTAATATTCTGTGGCAAAACACACTTGTGATGCCGCTCGTATTGTTCTGGGCTGTCATAAAAAAGAGTGATATGCGTTTTAGTAGGAATACAGTTCATCCTCGCCTTGAAATACATCTGTTCGTCAGATGAACCGATTCGGTGGTTAGTTCTCACCCCGGTAATCGGATCGCGCATTTTATTTCCAATATTCACTCCACTGTTGTAAAACTCAATACGCGCCTTTTTTTGATTCTTTTTAATATGGTAGCTAAAATAATCCTTATCCGCACGCTTTGCGTCTTCAATTATCTTTTTATTCTTATTTTTAACTGAATTTGCTTTACTTTCCAACGTATAAAAAGTATCACCACTGACTACTGAAGTCGTGTCGTCTGCGTTGGGATGGTAAGAATCTTCGTAATACATCATTAAGATGTGCGGCTCGAGGGAACGGTCTATATATGAACTGAGCTGGGTATTGAATAATACTATGATATCTTTATATTGATTCAAAAATGTTGTTGCGGGTTTCAAACAACATTTTTTTCGAATTATAGTATAAACTATGTCAGAGGATGTTATTTATGAAGCCATTAAAAAAGTTTATACAGACACTGACGACGATATTTCTGAACCGAGTTTTATAAAAGGAAGTATGAGTGTAGTAGAAACTGTCAACAATTACATAGCCATGTTCTTCAATTTCGTTCTTCAAATGAACCCGGTTCCAGAAAACAACATGATCGGATTTTCACGGACCATAGGACTCATCATTGTTGTCGCATTTTTAGGATTCGTCATTGTATCGCCGACGATTCTTATTTACTTTATGAATTATAAATCGCCACACGACGTTAAGAACACATCATACATGAAAATATCCAATTACCAGAATAAATATATTATGATAACTTCGTCGTTTTGGATAATCATGTTTTGCACAATCATATTGTTTTGCCCAATAAAGGCGGTTTAAACCGTATCATCGTGTGGATTGTAGTCCTTTAAAAATTCGTTTAAAATACCCAGGTCGAGATTATCTTTCAAATTTTCGATAATCTCTACATCGTGAGGGTTTCTTCCTACAGAATCATTGAATTTTCTAACATATGCCGAAATATATTCCATATGTATTTTCATCTTTTCTTCTGCGCGCTTTTTTTCCTCTTTTTCTTTCTCCCTCTCTTTATGTTTTTCGTGGTTGTCGGTGTGTTCGTCTTTTGATCTATGAATATTCTCTTCAATATCATTTTTGCTAGATTTATCGAATTCACTGTATTCAATTTCGTTAAACTTTTCGTAAATACTCTCCCTACCGAAAAAATCTTCAGAAAACGTATTGCGGCGTACACGGTTAACATCTTTATACCAATGGTGGCGGCTTTCGTTTGCGGGTATAATAATATCACATATATCCGGTTTACGCAGTTCATCAAAACGACGTTTTTGTATATCTTCAAACTGTTTTCTTCGTTCTGCGGAGTCGTCTCCTTGAAAAGCTTTTTTGAAATCTATTACCGTCTTTTCATCTATACTGGGACTAGTTTCCATCAAGCGGTCAAATTCAGCCCGACATATTTTTAAAAATTGACCGGCGTCCATGCGTTCATCCGGATCTTTGGCAAGTTCTATACGAATGTTTCTGGCGAATTTGTCCCAAGAAATACCCGATACACGATGTGCTTCATTCAATTCGGATATTTTCAAATACTGTTGTATAGTGGTGGAAATTCCGATTAGAATATTGATTGATCCAATAACCATGGGTGCGTAAACTTGCGCATCTATAGGCAAACTTGTTTGTGCGAAAGATGCGGTACCGCTGATAGTGGACAATGCGATTGCCGGTATAGTAAACCAAGCGTGACGTGCAGATAATTTATGATGACATTTTGTATGTAACCATTTATAACATTGTGCTATATCACACCATTCTACCATAATCAATTCATTTTCTTGTGACCATTTTACTGGTTGTGGGACAGATTTTGACATTACTACGCTATTCACTGCGTCGTTATTTTCGGAGTGTGAATCTTTTTTATCCATATAGTGTATTATTATTTTTTAAAACCAACGAATTCTATTAATTCGTTTTTGTAGTATTTTTGCCTTTTACAAACGCGTTGAATGGTGGTTTATTCGTTTTTTTGTGCGGATGTGGTGGTGGTGGAGTGGGTTTATTTGGTTTTACTTTCGCCACAGGTACCGGTATTTTCGATACAGATGCGGATACAGATACAGAATTTTTATTCGAATTTTCTGAAACCGCAGAAATAGCCTGTGAGGGGAGATCGTCGTTGTCATGTATCTCGTCACTGTCTATTTTATCATTCATAGTAATTAAAGTTTGGCTTAATTTGTTTTTTTTGGAAGAAACCGAATCGTCGGGCTCGGCCACGGGTTCTGCGTCGGGCTCGGCCACGGGTTCTGAATCGGGCTCGGCCACGGGTTCTGCATCGGGCTCGGCCACGGGTTCTGCGTCGGGCTCGGCCACGGGTTCTAAGTCGGGCTCGGCCACGGGTTCTAAGTCGGGCTCGGCCGCGGGTTCTAAGTCGGGCTCGGCCACGGGTTCTGAGTCGGGCTCGGCCACAGATTTGATACTATTTATTGGAGGAGACGGAGAAGAGTTGTTTTCTAAATTATGTATCGCCATCTCTTGTAAAGTTTTAAATTTGGAATCACACATATCGTCTACTTCATCAGAACACAATGTCAACGGAGACTGATTTTTAGATTCTATGTAATTAAACTTATCCGGTTTTATGAAACTGTCTAAAAATTTCTCATTCTTGAGATCGTCTTCATTGAATTCGGACTCGTACAACGATTTTTCGTTAGAAATGTCGTACTTGATAGAAGAATAAATGTTCTCGTCAAATTCGTCTTCAAAGTATTGTAGTTGCTGACCCCGGATTGTATCTTTCAACTGATCCTCATTTCTCTCCTTTTGGCTAAGAGATAGTTCTTCATAATTCCGAAGAATGTTTGCTCCACTATCTTTATCAAAAACGTTTTCGGTTAAAATAAAATTGGCCTTTATCATGATATTCACATCCAAATCGTTGTTATATTTTTGAATCTTGTTTAAAACGTGTTTCAGATAATTTTTTTGTGTTTGATGATAAAAATGGATATAGTTCAAGTACAATTTAATCTGCCCAATAAGTAATTCATCTTCGTACTCCAAAGTATTCAAAAAAATCAAAATAGAAAATCCTACCAGGTTATTCTCCTTATTTTTCTTGATATTTTCAATCTTTTGTTCGTGTAAAGCAAAGAGTTCTTCCATAAAAGTTATTATCCTGGCATGAATAGTTTGAATATCCTCGATTTTGTATTTAAAAAATGGATCAATGTCCTTGTATATTGGCAAAGATTCGGAACGCTCTTCGGCAATACCATTTTCTGGTTTTTCAATAACGTTCTCAAAGGACAACATTGTTAATGATGTTTGAGAAACATTGTTCGTATCCAAGTTTTCTAAAACGGGATTATTTACTTCAATATTATTTTCTTTGCACTGAATTGAAATAATATTATATAATTTATAATAATCACCATACATGCGATTTTGTATCAACGATGTCAATTTATTGTAGTTCTCCAATTCCATATTCAACACTTTGTACTGGAAGAAGAGAGAGTCCAGACAAAACAAGAACACCTTGTTTTTATTTGTCTTCACCAGTTCGTTGTACTTTTCTTTGATACTCATCGTTTTTTCAGAAACCACCGTTTTCTCGGCGTCGATTTTTTCATATAAATCGACTATTTCCAAAAAATCTTGTCTTATATTTTTTAATACCACCTCTTTCATTGTGTATATATTTTCGATAGACTTTATATTTTTATGTAAACCATATATAAATTTTATATTAGTATACGACAAATGAACCGCAGTGAAATATTATTCCATAATGATGAAACTGTCCTATTATCTCCCAAAATGCGACAGCCTCACATAGAAAGTGGTTCCGTACAATACGGCATTTTAAAATTGGTGTTCCCTAAGGATGTTATATTACCCATTATAAATATCCGCATTAAATACGGTTTCATCTATGACAACGAATGTACCAAAGAATGGCATACCGAATATGTGTTTTATAATCTCTGCGGTTTCGAAGAATATATATTTTATATTGCTTGCGATAAGCATGATTTGTATGATTTGGAAATCGAATTAGATTGTGGTATAGAAGAATTAAACACCGTCGTATATTCTTATCCGCCACTTATCGATGTCGGCACCTATGAGCTTGAAATCACCGATATATCATCCTATTATGAAAATCCCGTAAAAATAAACGAAGGTCTAGAATATTGGACGTAATATATTTTTCAAAAAACAACCATATAAAAATAGTTGATCACTTTATACAAATATTTTCTTTCATGTCGGAAATCTTGGAAATACCCGAAAATTTTCAGTCTACAGTGGTAGATTTTGTCAACGATTTAACTACCACTTTCCCGGAATATGCCAACTTATGGAAACATTGGGCAGATCCAAATACCGACGTGTATGAGTTCCGTTCCTTGTTCAAACACTGTTTAACCGTTTATCCTGAACGTTTTTTTGATTTATTATATCAAAACGACGACATTTTCAAACCAGACAGCAATACGAATGTTATGTTTTTACCCAATGTAGATTTCAAAATACTTTATCATTGCGAGGGGGTTACTGAAAATACACAAAAGTCGATGTGGAAATATTTACAGCTCATTTTGTTTACTTTAGTCGGTTCCATCAAAAATAAGAATAAATTTGGCGAGTCGATGAATATGTTTGAAGGAATCGACGAAAATGACCTCCAAGACAAAATGAAGGAGACGATTGAGGGAATCAGCAAATTTTTCGGTGAAAATTTGGAATCCGCGGATTCTAAAGAAGGCGAACCGTCTAATACAGAGGAGAAGACGGATTTTGATTTTGATAAGACGACCGGAATGCCAAACTTGGAGAATTTACATGAGCATCTGAAGGGTCTGTTTGATGGTAAGATTGGTCGCTTGGCCAAAAATATTGCCGAGGAAATTTCCGGTGATTTTGAGAGTCTTTTGGGCGAGGATTACAAAGATGTTACGAGTACCAAAGACATTCTTAAAAAAATGCTGAAAAACCCGCATAAAATGATGGATTTGGTCAAAAAGGTGGGAGATAAAATAAAAACCCGCATGGATTCTGGAGAGATTTCCAAAGACGATATCATGCGCGAAGCTGGCGATATTATGAAACGTATGAAGGAAATGAACGGAGGTGAGGGCGACGATCAACTCAAAGAAATGCTTAAAACAATGGCACGCACAATGGGCGGAAAAGGTGCCAAGGTAGATATGAATGCTTTTGAACGGATGTCGAAAGCTCAAGAAATGAAGGAACGTATGAAAGCGCGTTTAAATAAAAAGAAGGAGTCGGTCGCAGCCAATTATATTTTAGAAGAAAAAAATCCGAACAACTATAGTTTCAAGTTACCCGGCGACGGAGAACAACCCAGAAGTGCCGCCCCTCCACGGTTTACTGACGAAGAATTGATTGCGGAGTTTGATAAACCGTCCAGCCAACCTCCAACCAAAAGCGGCGGATCCAAAAAGAAAAAGAAGGGCAAGAAATAATATGTTTTTTTATTATAAATGAACCTATTAAAGTTTATCAATGTTCCGGTTTTTATTGTGAGTTTAGCCCTGGGAATATTTTTCGTTTATATTACAACCTCTGCAAAACGTACGATTATTGTTTATCCAACGCACGAAAACGCCAATTTACTGCAATATCGCGACGCGACGCAAAACTGTTTTTCCGTGATTGAGAAAGAAGTAAGTTGCCCGTCGGACCCCAGTAAAATATCCAAAATTCCCGCACAATCATAAATTACCGGATAAAAATAAAAAGGGTAATATATATAGTACGATATGAATTTCAAACGTTTATTGAATACCGAGCTAGGAAGATTTTTCATATCCGTATTGCTCGGGTTAGGTATCGCCACAATGTTTAGAAAAGTGTGTAAAGATAAGAATTGTATGGTTTTCAACGGTCCGATTATTAGTGAGTTAGACGACAAGATTTATAAATACGGTGAAAAATGTTACACTTACAACACAGTTCCGGATAAATGTAATACAAACAAACAAATCATTGATATTAAAGTACCGACTGAAGAAGATAACGAAGCCGAGGCCCAGAATAAAACCGCCAAAATATTGCCGTTGGTCAGTAATGGTACCAATATTTCTCCGGCGCCGGCACCGTCGTCCATTTTCACCATGTTTAGTAAAAATTAATTGTATATGCGTTTTAGAAGAAACATTATGATATAATTCATATAGTATATGGCAGAAAATACTACACGAATTGACGATTTACCCGCTAATATTACCATTAAAATGCCCAACGATATGGGTCAAGTTATGCCTCCCAAAAAAAACGATTATATGGCCAATTCCACCACTTACTCACCCATGAATATTCATCCGAATCCTTACGGCAATTCTGTACAACCCACCCCCAACCACGTACCTCTTCCGGATTTTGCCGGACAAGCGCAGATTCAAATGCCCGCCAATATGATGACGGGCATGGTTGGTAATACTCTGGATAATACTACATTTTCCAGTGAAACTCGCGAATTACTTCAACAAATGCCCTCGGTGCGATTGCCGTCACGGGATATACCGATGAATCAAGCGTCCTACCAACAGGACGAAGAAATAACCCCCAACTATATTCCGAAACCCAAACTCACCAGAGATTACGTGCGCGAGTACGAGGAAGCGTCGGAGAAAAAACTACAAAAACACGAGAAAACCAAGAAGCAAACCGAACGCATTGATCATGCGTTAACCGACAGTCAAACCCCCCTGTTGGTAGCACTACTATTTTTAATATTTCAGTTGCCAATTTTACATACATTGATGTACAAATACTTGACCATTTTGCCCATTTTTCATAGCGACGGTAATTTGAATTTTTACGGCATTCTTTTCAAAAGTTCTCTATTTGGTATATTGTTTTGGGGAGTTCAGTACATTATAAACGCGTTTATGACCTTTTAGATAGACAGGTGTAGTTTGTATTTTGTGTTTTGTAATTAGTAATCAAGAATTGGGAATATTTAGGAATTTTAATTGTTATAATATGTTAATGACAGTCATCAACAACGTTGAAATAGACGATATCCAATACCATAAAAATATTATCAAAGAAGCTATCAACAATAACGAACCGATCGACGACAAATTACATGTAATTGCGGTCATTTCGAATCCGTATTTATTCGCCCGACGCTATATTTTAATGAAGGAATTTATTCATCGTATGGAATTAGAAGAACCCAATGTCGTTTTGTATGTGGTTGAACTCGTCTACGGAAAACAAAAGTACATTATCACGAATAAAAACAACAAACGGCATTTACAAATTCGTTGCGAAACCCCACTTTGGCATAAAGAAAATATGGTGAATCTCGGTATTCGAACACTCTTGCCGAAAAATTGGAAAGCCGTTGCGTGGATAGATGCCGATCTCGAATTTGAAAACCCTACGTGGGCATTGGATACTTTAAAAATATTAAACGGTTCACAGGATGTTGTACAATTATTCAGTCACTGTGTGGATATGTCTCCTACAGGTGAAGCCATGAAAATTTTCAATAGTTGGGGCTATCAATACATAAAGGGACTACCTTATTCCGCAAATGTAATGAATTTTTGGCACCCCGGTTACGGATGGGCTTGTACACGTAAAGCTTACGAAAAAATGGGCGGTTTGTACGACATGGGGATCCTCGGTTCCGGCGACAACATCATGGCCCTGTGTTTTTTACAAAAAGGCGTCAAATATGGATTAAATAAGGAGAACTCGGCCGACTATAAACACTCGGTTCAGGTCTTTCAAGATAAAGTAAAGAATATGCGGTTTGGCTATGTTCCCGGGGTTATACGCCATTATTATCACGGTACAAAAACCAGTCGCAAATATGGAGAACGTTGGAAATTATTGGTCCAACACAAATATTCTCCTTATAAACATATGAAATACGATAAGAATGGGGTTCTGATTCCTACCGAAGACTGTCCACAAAAATTGTTGGACGATATTTTCGAGTATTTCGGTCAGCGCAACGAAGACGATATTTATAAAGACCACAATATTACTACCATGTTGGAAAAAATGACCCATACGAATTATTTGGAGAACCTTGAAAACGACGACGAATTACCGATTGTTGAGACAGTTCTCGAAATCGAAGCTGTATAATGCATCATGTAAAGTAAAAACGCGTATATTTTTACTTTACATACAATAGAAAATCAGAATGATAAGTCCGCCGTTAAATCAAATATGGCCGTCGTTGTGTGACTCTTTTTTGCTTTTTAGATTTCGGTTGGGATTTTTTTTGGGAACTTTTACTTTTCGACTTTCGAGAACCTGGACCCACGGATTTTTCCTCGATTTTCGTCTTTTTTTGCCCAGGCATATATTTCAAAAACCATTCTTCATATTCGCGTGTATTACGTTTATCTTTGAGTTCCTTGTATTTTTCAACCTTTTCTGCTCTTATAGTTTCAAGTGTCGGTTGTTTACCGTAACAATCAATACTGAAACGTTTTAGAAGCCCCTTTTGTTCCAGACGGTTCTCTTGTTCTACTTTGAATAAAAACATGGCCATACACAAAATACGGTCCTTGAAATAATACGTGCGTTTTGTATAATAAAACGCAAAATAGAAACTCAACATCGTATCAATGGTGGCAATTTTAACCTCTTTCTTATCTATTTTGATCATATTATAACTGTGACAAGCAATTGGCTTGTAAATAAATGCCACCGTATCGTTTCCGACCACGATTTCAATGTGTTCAGGAACAAGTTCTCCGATACCCGAATGCACGACCTTTTTGATATTTTTGAATCCGACATGTTCCAAACGCTCCTTCACTATAACCGCGCAGGTCTCAAAATCTTCTGCGATGACGTCGAAATCAGGTATTTTTTTGATCAATCGGTCCTGTTGTTCCTTCGGCATATGTTTCGCATAAAGTGACACCGCATATCCACCGAAAAATACCACGCCTTGGTCAATGAGTGTATCACGTATTACATAATAAATTTTCTCCGAATCTTCCACATTTGATTCCATCTTTCGTTGAAAATCTACTACATCGCAATGAAGATTCGCATTCAGTGGATAATATTCGTTCAACAAAGTGATGCGTTTCAACACCTTTTCCCACCGGGATACATCTCCCGACGGACGCGATAATTCTAAAAACATGTTCATTCGTAAAAAATTGGGCGGTGAATATAAAATACCTGCCACACGTATGGCATCTTTGTACATGACATCAAATATTTCCGGATGAAGATAAGTGATGTCTGCTATAGCAACGAAATTTACGTACACCTTATATGTACCGTGATGAACTCCCGCCTTGGCTTCCACATCCTTGTAACCTTCTTTGAAATAAATGTCGGCCAATTCTTTAGTATCATCCAGTGCGTTTTTCGAATAAAAATCGTAGTCGGGTATTTCAACATCACGGTTATAGAACTGTGCGAATTTGGGCAGAATATTATTGATAGCCGTTCCACCATAACAGATACATTTTTTTTTACGTAAAAAGTTTTCTAAAATAGCGATCATATTTTTAATTTCTTCTGAATTTTGAATCTTCTGTTGTTGTATTTTTTCGGTTTCGTCTACGGCATGACGTAAAATGGCCAATTCACATTCTTGAAATGTCATATTGTTGTCACACAATTCCGAATTATATTTATTTTTCATGAATAACTACTATATACAATAGTAGTTATTTTTCTTATGTGATGGGTATTATAATTGGCAATGGGCCATTATTTATGTTGAGACCCATGGGTGCGGGTGCCAATGCCGGAGTGTTCAGTAACTTGGCGTTATTGTTCACATTTGATGGATAAATCGCACTATTGATATAACGTATCATCTCTGATAATGGTACAAACGCCTTACCAAAATTCGAAAAAACGGACTCGTAACCACCTAAATTGGAATCCACAATATAAAATGGATATGCCATGATTTGTACTCCGTAGTTGATAGGTATGCTGTAGTACGGTGGGTTACTTAACATTCCGAAGATATTTGTTATCAAATCTGGAGTGACCATCTTCATAGATTTAACATCGGTACGGATACCGTCATCCATGATATTTGGGGTCGAATACATTTGCGACGTTATGTTTGAATAACTGTATTTTCGGATAGTATCTCCTCCGCTTTCCATATGTACATAGTCGGCCAAATAATAACAACCGGGTGACTTATTCGCGGGGTCTGGACAGTTTGAATTAAACGTCGTGGCGTAGTTGGGAGCCAAAGACCGGTCCACAACCACAACAATCTTTCCTACCAGATCTTGCAACATCGTATCACCCTTTACTTTAATGATCTTTCCGTTGGAATCGGAATACAACAACGATTTGATAGTAGCGTCGATGTTTTTCGCAATTTGTGAATATATAGATTTTTCGGTAGATTTGATTCTTAAATGTACAAAAAGTGGATCGGTCGGATTGGGAGAAGGTGCCATAAAACCATACGTCCCCACTGTACTTAATATTCGACTCAAAGGAACCGAATTTTGGGTATTTATGGACGAGAACGTGTTGTCGGTAGAATAAGCGACACACGGCACCGAATTTAACGAATATACTTCAAAATCTAAAAATCGACATCCTCGCGATAACACATATTTTATCATGTCGGTATTGATATAGTTTCCGGTCAGTGCGGAATTATACGACGATTTAATACAATATTGTGATAAAGCTAACGATGGGTTTTGAACATTGGCTACCGCAATAGAATTGTTGTGTACTTCTACCGAACCCAATTCAGACGATTGTGACAACATCCCTTCCTTGTAATCGATAGATTTATAAATATATTTTCGCTGAATAATCAAATTCACAATGATGATAATACAACCAACCACCAATAAAAATATAACTAATTTTTTGATTAATGACATGATAACTAATTAATATAAATATATAATTTATAATATAAAATAGCCGAATATTATAAATGCCAGGAGGTTTGCTAAATATCATTTCAGAAGGCAACAACAATGTATTTCTTACGGGTAATCCTACCAAAACATTTTTCAATGTGACATATTCAAAATATACAAATTTCGGACTACAAAAGTTTCGTATTGATTATGAAGGTTCTCGCGATTTGAGAACGACCACGCCGTCCATATTTAAATTCAAAATAAAACGCTATGCTGAATTGCTTATGGATACATATTTAGTCATTACTTTGCCAGACATATGGAGTCCTTTTTGGCCACCGTGTCCACAAAATGGCAATGTATGGTCTACATACGATTTTCGCTGGATCCGTGATATAGGAACACATATGATCCAAGAAGTCGAGATTATTTGTGGTTCGTTGACTTTACAAAAGTATACGGGTGATTATTTGGCGGCCATGGTAGACCGTGATTTTTCTACGACTAAAAAGAAACTCTTCAACGAAATGACCGGAAACGTGTACGAACTGAACAATCCTGGAATCGCATACAGTCGAAAAAATGCGTATCCTTCGGCGTATTTTTCAACGTCGCCTACGGGTGCGGAACCGTCCATTCGTGGTAGACAATTGTATATACCAATCAACAGTTGGTTCTCATTGGACAGTCGTTGTGCGTTTCCTCTGGTTGCGCTTCAATACAACGAATTGGAAATACAAATTACACTACGGCCTATCCAAGAACTTTTTCAGGTACGTGATATATTTGACATTGCCAATAATTTTCCGTATATCCAACCCGACTTTAATCGTCAAGAACTTCAAATGTTTCGATTTTTACAAACACCCCCCTCTCTTTTCTTAGATCCTCAATACTATTTGAACCAAACAAATACCTGGAATGCGGACATTCATTTGATGTGTACCTACTGTTTTTTATCAGAACAAGAAAAAATGCTTTTTGCGGCCAAAGATCAAATATATTTAATCAAAGACGTTTTTCGGTATAGTTTTGAGAATGTTACCGGAACAAAACGGCTTTCATTGACGTCCAACGGTATGATTAGCAATTGGATGTGGTATTTACAAAGAAATGACGTAAATTTGCGTAATGAATGGAGTAACTATACCAACTGGCCCTACAATACGTTACCATCCAATGTACAAATTGCGCCTTCGTCGTATCCTCCCGAGTTTGCCATTGACGCGTCCAATGCGGGCATCCCTTTTGGACCACAAATTCAACCCGCAAATTATAGTACAGGGTTTTACTACAGTGGAGAATACACGACAGATAACCAGAAAGAAATACTCATGACCGCGGCCATTTTGTTGAACGGCGAATATCGCGAAAATACCCTGACCAGCGGAATTTTCAATTATATCGAAAAATACGTGCGGACACAAGGGTGTGCACAAGAAGGATTATATTGTTATAACTTTTGTTTGAATACCAACCCGTTTGAATATCAACCGTCAGGTGCGATCAATATGAGCAAGTTTAAGACAATTGAATTGGAGATCACTACGTATGTTCCTCCATTTTCACCGAATTCCGCCTTCAATGTGATTTGTGATACTACCGGTAATCCGATTGGGGTCAACAAACAAAATTGGAGACTCTATGATTACAATTTTAACTTGGTTTTACACGAAGAACGATATAACATTCTTTCTATTATTAACGGCAACTGCGGTTTATTGTACGCGAGATAATTGGTCAAGAATCGAAATATCATATATTTTTATATATTATATTATGGAAACGGAAACCACATGGAAAAAAAAACGCAACATTAAAACACCTTTCCACAAAAAAAATAACAAGGGTATTCTTCATATGACCGATCCCATCGAAGTCATTGAAATTGAACAGAAAATACAAAAGATAAATGACGAAAAAAAAGGATTCTCGGCATCACCTATCTTGGACGCCATCTTTGATACCAAACATTCTCTTTTTAATACGAAAGAAGGCATGGACGGCGGGGTCGAAGTCGAAAAAAACGGTATTTCTTTGAAAACGAAAAACATGAAGATTGATTTAAATACAGATACGGGGCTTTCTGTCGATCTTGCTCCTATTCAAGTTTATACTATACAAAATTTAGTAGATAGTATCACCGGATATGATTTTGCGGACGACGAACTTGCGGAAGATTTGAAGAAAAATGAAACCGGATTTACCGGTTCAAAAAAAGCCAGTGCTTGTCTCGCGGGAACCACTACAAGTGTAGATTTACCCAGTACCGAAGGTTTCTCACAAACCGTAGAAGAAGCTAAAAAAGAAATCAAAGAAGATATACAAAAGGTGGATAATTTGCGAAAAAGTATTGAAAATACCATTTGGTACCAATTCGTCAAAAAAAATCTGAAACTGATCGAATTCCCCATCATTTATTTTCGATTTTTTGTCAAAAAAATCGGTATTGTGTATTGTAATATACTTACCGGAGCATTCGGTATTGATGCCGTGTCTGACGACGAAAAACGTCTGGTAATATCAAAAATATCTTCGATCTTGAACGTTTTTATCAGCGTTCTCATTACGTACAATTGGTTTTTTCTAATGTTTTACGAGAATGACGGTATGAAAATATCGACATTTGAAATCACCAGCGACCGTTTGAAGAAAATAAGTAATACTCTCAATTTCATGTTTGAATTCGCGATTTATCCGCTCATATTGTTGGACAAATTCATGTTGAAAACCGTTCCTTGGTTTTTGAAAAAGGTTTTCAAAAGTTACGATTTAATATTTTTGGTCATGTATATTTCGGTATATAAAATAACCCATACATGGGGTGCGTGTATTTTCGATCTGTTCTACGATTCATTCAAATTATTGCGCAATCATGGGGGCCTGCGACCTTGGGACGATACACTTCAACATACCTACGAAAACGGCGAAAAATATTCCATCACCTTGAAAACCTACTGGTTTTTTCATATATTGATTTTCGGAGGCCAGTTTCCGTCATTTTTACCGAGTGTTTATTCCAAAACGGCGGATCAACCGCCGATAGAGGATGATGAAGAACGACGCCGCGAAATCGTCAATCAAGTGATACCCGATGTACCAACTGATCCCAATATCCGAGAAAATTATATCAACCAAATTCTGCCTACGAGAGTCAGAGGAGGACAAAATGGTCCGATTACGGACGATAAAATTATTGAAATGTATGACAAAGCACACAAATTTTTTAAAAATAGAAATTTACCATTACCAAATGATAGTCTTGAACGTGCGATTGAGATACAAACTCCGGAACAAATTGAAGGATATAAAAAAGAAATAAGAGATCTTAATAAAGTTGTTGGTCACCAAAAAATTTATGAAGAAATTTATAAGAATCTTTCTGATATCTGTGAAAAGTATGGATTAGATAAACATTGTAACGATAAATCCGAAGAACATACACAAGTTCCAGCCCCAGCCCTGGTCCCAACGCAAGTACCAGCACCAGCACCAGCCCCGGCCCCAACACAAGTACTAGCCCCAGCACCAGCCCCAGCACCAGCCCCAGCACCAGCCCCAGCACCAGCCCCAGCACCAGCCCCAGCACCAGCACCAGCCCCAGCACCAGCACCAGCCCCAGCCCCAGCCCCAGCACCAGCCCCTCAACCGAACAAAAAATCGAGTTTTTTACCATCATTACCATCGGGACTTGGTATGGCAGGCAGTGCGGCAACCGCACTTGCTTCAGGTTCATGGAGTGTTTTTGTAAATATATTGAGATTCATGATATCACATTATTTCGTTACAATTACTGGTATGTTGGTATCACTTTACTTGATCGTATATTCTTTGTTTGGCATGTCATGTTTCTCCAGTGTAGGACTATTTAAAACCGTTGGATTGGTAGATATTTTTATTCGTGAAACAACTACGCCGACGAGCAGCAGTACGATTTCTGAAAATTGCGAAACAGACAACTGGCATTATACCCAGAAAACAATTTCGACGATTTTCCATAACATAGTAAATTTCATGTTCAAATTCTTGTATATAGGTTTGATCATCCTGATATTGTTGTTCTCAAGTAAAGAATATTTTCACAAAATCGCCGTCGATAAAATAGACGGAAAGGTTTCCGCAAGTCCCACCAGTTTTTTCAAGTGGGGACTTATTTCTACAAACATGTTCACTATTTTTATTATTTTATGCTTCTACTATCTCTACAATTATAAACCCGACGTAAATGAAACTCGAAAAAATACGGTGAATATTGCGCCTATTTACAAGAAAAAAGACCAACTGGGTTCTCCAACGCAAGAAAATGATATTGCATCCATTGCGAATAAAATGACGGAAAAGGCGAAAGCGTCTTCACCCCCACAAAAAGACATACAAACACTCCCAGGAGAACGCGCACAACCCACCGTAGAAGCCGTCGCAAATATTGTTGAAACAAACCCAGGAAAACCTATACAAACCGCGGATCCAACCGCATTGGGAGAACCAGTAGAAGCCGTCGCAGATATTGCCGAAACAAATCTTGGAGAACCATCCCAACCCCAGGTAGATGATATTTTAACCACGGCACTCGCTCGTGCCACAAAATAAAATTGAAGTAATTATAAATAATAACCGTTTAGTAAAAAACCCTCCAAACAATGTCGTTTTTGGATACTCTTTATGTAAAGAGATTTTGTTTACCTTCCAATACCGAAATCGATTTTCAGAACGCACTGTCTTACAAAACCAAATGCTTGTGTGGAAATTACAATCATATCGCTTGTATTTTCCTGGGTCGCGGCGAGAACTTTGTCTCGGGTAAAAAAATACAAATTCTTTCCTACGGTGTGAATCAATATTCCGATGTTGATGGAACCTTGCCTTCTATTCACGCAGAGTACGATGCCATATCTAATTTGCCACCACTGAATGACAGAAAACATAAGAAAAATTTGTACAATTGTAACATTTTTGTTACAAAGATTTCAAAAACGAACAAACTTGGTACAAGCAAACCGTGTTATCAGTGTGTAAATAACATGTACATTTTACCAGAATTGAAAGGATATCGCATTAAAAATGTGTATTATACCGACAAGGATGAAAATATAGTAAAGAAAAGATTATCACAACTGTTAGAGAATGATGATCCGTACTACACCAGACACCAACGACCGAAGAAAAACTGTATAATAAATTAGACAATACATTAATAGCCTTTCAAATAATATAAAAACATATTCATGTAAACTTCATACATTATGAAGCAAAAGAAGAAAGCCAGTACCAAACCACCCATGCCAATGGTTTCGGTATGTACACCCACTTTCAATCGTCGACCATTTATCCCCATAATGTTTGAGTGTTTTCGTAATTTCGAATATCCCAAAAGCAGACTGGAATGGATTATTGTAGACGACGGTACCGATAAAATTCATGATTTGGTAGAAAATTCCAATATCCCGCAAATAAAGTATTTTCCCGTAAACAAAAAAATGACACTTGGTTCCAAACGTAACATGCTACATGATAAATCGAGCGGTTCCATCATTATTTATATGGACGACGACGATTATTATCCACCGGAACGTATTAAACACGCGGTAGAAACATTGATGGCAAATCCTCAAGCTCTTTGTGCGGGTTCTAGTGAAATATATTTATATATCAAAGATACCAAGAGTATGTATCAATTTGGACCATACGGTCCAACTCACGCAACCGCCGCAACGTTTGCGATGCGACGTGCGCTTTTGGATGTTACACGGTACGATGACGATGCGTGTGTTGCCGAGGAACGTAAATTCTTGAAAGAATATACTATCCCGTTTGTACAATTGGATCCACTGAAAACCATTTTGGTTTTTACACACGACCACAACTCTTTTGATAAACGTACTCTTTTGAAAACCCCCAGCAATTTCATAAAAAAATCCAACAAGACCATAGAAATGTTTATCAAAAACCCATATGAAGATAAAATTAAACAGTTTTTTATGGAAGATATTGACCAACGCCTGAAACAATATCTGCCCGGAGAACCTTCAATGAAACCCGACGTTTTGAAGCAGATGAATGAGATTAAAACCCAACGCGAACAAGCCGCGGCCGCAGCAGCCGCAAATCAGTCTCAGAACCAACCCCAGCAAATTATGATGCATAGACCCGGTGAAGAACCGATAGCCATCGGATTGATAGACGCGGTAAATATTATTAACAATCAACAACAACAAATGGAACAGTTACTGGATCGTATAAGGGACTTGGAAACTATGGTGGTAGAGTTACAGAAGGATAAAATTTCGAAGCAACTTGGTGTAAAACCTGAGCCAGTGTGTCATAAAAATGTGTCGTTTTCTGAAAATTTAGTACAACCGTCTGTACATTCTCAAAAAAAACAACAGGAGGAATTGGAAAACTTGAAAAACCAATTAGAATCGAGAAAAACGATCGAACAAAAATTACAATCTCAGATTCAAACTCTTATCAAAAAGAACAAAGAGTTAGAGGGTCGTCTGGAGAAATCTAAGAATTCGGTAAAGTCTGCGTTTGACACCGTGCCACCTTCTCCTTCTCCTAAACCTGCGCCTACACCCATCCCTAACCAATCGACTTTACCCGCGAATCATACAAAGAAGGAACCTTTCAAAGCAAAGAGTAAATTAGATCCTGAGGTTGACATTTCAATCTTTGCTAAACCAAATTTATCGCGTGACACTTCCGAAAGAGTTCAGCCCGCCAAACCGTTTTCTGTAACCAGTGATGGATCTAAACCAACATCTGCGACATCAAACCTGCCATCATATTCATCATATAAATCACCCTTTTCTAGTTCAACGCCCCTAAAAAAGCCCCAAGAAAACTCCAAATTGGAACCCGAAATCCGTATTCGCATATAAGTTTTTCAGTAGACGTAATGCGAATATTCTCTATTATAAGTACCACATGAAAGTTCTTATAATAATGCTTTGGTGACGGTCAATCCATGGTAAATTCGTCTTCTAATGTTTCATCGACACCCTCTTTTTTCACATTCTTATCTAAATATCGATAAATCCGCTTGATATCGAGTTTATTAATATTGTAGTTTTCAAAGATTTCATCTACTTTATTGGATATCTCCGGATTACTTAGAAACTCGGGATCGTAATGTAGTCGAAGTTCTTGAAAAAAGGATATCATGTCCTTTTTATCCATATCGAGTTCTTGACACATATTGTACACAAACAACTGGTTGTTGTATTCTGTCGAATATTTTGTCAATACTTTGGTGAACCGGATCTCTCCTGGTTTATAATTGAGGGAATTTTCGGGAAATTTTTTGTGATAAAGCGTATTGTTATAAAATGTCTTCATCATGGAACTCATTTCGTTAAATTGCCAAATTTGATTCTGAAATGTGATACGATCAATGTAATCCGAAAAACACATATTACTGAGAATTTTTTCATAAAAGGGAAAGGAAGAAGCTATCGGTATTTTTTGTATAGTATCTACAATGTTTTCGTGCCAAAGAAGTGCCACGATGGTACGATCAGTTTCATTCATAAACGTATTGTGATTTTCAAAAGGAACGTATTTATTGATCAAGCTTTCCGTTATTTTCTTCGAGTCTTCTATTTTAATTTTGGATTTGAATATTTTTTGAAAAATACCTTCATTGGTCGGTTCCATAATCAGGTCCGGATTGTTTCGATAAATCCGCTTAAGAAACTGTAATTTTCGTAAATCGCCCTGAATAAAATTAATACTGTTGGTTTTAACGACCGGATTTTCATAAACGGTAGGTAGTATGTCTTTTAATAATTGTTCCACTTGTACATCCGTGGGACTTTTAATTTCAAATACATTACATACTTTCATCAATTCGCGTATTTTCTTGTCCATAAAATAATTACCAATACAAATGATGGGATTGAGTGTCACATCTTCCGTTTTTTGTTTTTTCGTCTTTTTTTGGCGTATCAATTTGATGAGTGACGTGATTCCACCCTTGTCGCCATTGTTCATTCCGTCGATTTCGTCCATGACAATCACAATCTTTTTTACTTTTCGGTTCATCATATGGAGAACATTTTGTTTTGATACATTGTTACTCGTAATTGTATCAATCAACGACTTGTTACGAATATCTCCTGCGTCATACTTTATAATATCATAGTCCAGATCGGTGAGAAGATCCATGACAAATTCCGTTTTCCCACATCCAGTAGCGCCATAGATGTATATTCCCTTTTTAAAGTTGATATTTTTACAATTTTCGTCGAAATTTATCAATATTTCTTTGATTTCGTTGGTTAGCTTTTCACGATGTAACACACTGGAAATTAAATTTGAAAGATTTTTTCTATTTTCTTCTTTTGTCATTGGTTTATCGTGGAGATTGAATGAACAGTTATTCATCATATAATTAGAGATATTAATTATATGATTTGATATATTTAATCAGTTTAATTATATACAAAAATAAACGTATATTACCGGCCGAACTTACTGAAATCCGCAGTAAGTGGGATAAAATTGGACGACGGTTTTTGAGACAAGGCTCCGTTGTAAGTATATGGGTTCATTGGTCCAGAGGGTTGCGATCTTTTGCCGTATCTATCCTTATCATCGTCATCCAAATATTGTCTTGATATATTATTCGTATGTCTGTCTATATCATACTCCATCTCTTTACCACCCCTGCCCGTGTCATATACCAAGTCCTTGGCGCCTCTTCCGGTGTCATATACCAAGTCCTTGGTACCTCTTCCGGTGTCATACAGTAAATCCTTGGCGCCTCTTCCGGTATCATACAGTAAATCCTTTATTCCTTTGCCCGTGTCTTCAATAAAATTTTTGGCACCGCTGCCGGTGTCTTCTATAAAATTTTTGGCACCGCTGCCGGTGTCTTCTATAAAATCTTTGGCACCGCTGCCGGTGTTTTCTATAAAATTCTTGGTGCCTCTACCCGCATCTTCCACAAAATTGGATTCGTGTTTGTGTTCTTTATGATCCTTATCATGATCATTATGTTTGTCCTTATCATGATCATTAGAAGAAGGAGTAAAATTCGACCCCCCTTTGTTACCACAAGACAAGCAATTTCCCGTGAAATTCGGGCACGCTGGGCACGCTGGACAAATGGGAGGTACGATTTGCGTTTTCAACATGTAATCGTTCCAATACACGTTGGGGGTTGCGCCCCAACTGTTGTTCGAAGCATGGAATTGTTTTTGTAAATTTGGAACTGTTATATTATAGGCTTGTTGTAAATGTGGTAAAGCTTCGCTTATAGCCTTTTCTAAACCTGGGAACGCCGTGTCGATTTCTTGGAATAAATTTGGCGTTTCTGGGGTACTCACCGGATTGGTCGTATAAACATTGATTGGGGTATTTGCGGGATAAGCATTCGTCAACGGTTTATCTAAAATAATACTGCCAAACGCCACAATTTTTCTTGTTTCACTCGTAATAGAATTCGGGTCTCCTACTGTAACATATTGTCCTATTTGCGCATTACCAACATCCGGTACATTAAGTATATAGGAGTTCGCTGTAATTGGTTGTGTCAATTTGGTAGTATGGACTGCTGGCGGCAGCGTTACGGCCGAGGTTGGTGAGTAATGCGCCGGGGTCCCTGCCGATGTTGGTGAATATTGTGCTGGCGATGCTACCTCACCTCCGCTGGGTGTCATGGGAGTACTAGGAGCTGATGGCGTGGCCACAGCAGGCGTTGTGGTCACATCTGGTGTCGTGGAAACAGCTGGCGTCGTAGCCACAGCAGGCGTTGCGGGAACAGATGGCGGTGCGGCCACAGCAGGCGTTGCGGGAACAGATGGCGGTGCGGCCACATCTGGCGTTGTGGTAAGACCAGGAGGTGTGGTAAGACCAGGAGGTGTGGTAAG